TTTGTTGTCGAACACCGCATCTTCCAATTGGCTTCGCGTCTTGCGCCAGAAATAATCGAGGCTCCCCCGGTCGTACTGCTGAAGGATCGACCATGATTGCTCGAAGATCCGCGTCATCGCATCTTTCGAAATGCGCGACCGCAAATCGTTCGACTGTTGCATCACGGTGGTGATCGCGTTCGTTTCAGTCGCCGTGCGGCTTTTCAACGGCTGATTATCCTGGCCCAAACCGAAGTCAGGTATGCCTACCCTTTGCTCGGCAATAGAACGCGTCGATTGAATCTCCTGATCAAAACTGACCGGCGGGCTCGGTTGCTGGATCAGGTTGATTGTCCCATCGTAAACCGCACCTGGCTCCCACCGGATATTCTGGGCATTGATCGATCCGCCGGAAGTCGCGAGCACTGGCCGATTGGCAATCGACATAAAATCCAGCTTCTCGTTCCACATTTTCGACGCGCTTGCTTCGTACATCTGGACGAGCTCCATGATGCCTCTGGAAGAATAGAATCCGCCATCACTGATCTCGTAGGGAATCACCGTGAAAATCATCTTCCCGTGCTTGTACGGAAGCTTGAATGGCTCCCGCGCGGGTTCATCCGGTTGCAACGGTGAAAAGGTCTGCACCTCGATCGTGCCGTCAGACTGACGCTGATGCACTTCCCACAGGACGATCAAGTCTTTCAGCCTGGCGTAACTGATGCCCTCGGCGATGTACCTGGTCTGCTCGTATTTGTGGTCGGGTTTGCCTTCGCCCGTGATGCTGTCGAGATAAGTTTCGTCCGCGTTCAACCCGCGTTCGCCGGCCGCCCGCTCATACTGCGCCCGGGAATAATGCATGACGTGAACGACCCGATCAGCGTCATCCAAATCGAAGTCGGTGTTCGGCGGAACGATGATGAAATACGGATGAATCGAGGCGTACGCGAGCCGGTTCTTATCCACGTCCCAGAAGGTTTTCAGGATGCCGTTACCGTTCTGCAAACAGCTGTCGATCGCGCACATCACCTGGACCGGGAAATTCGATCGTTCCCTGACCTTGTAATCAAACCATTGTGCAACGCTGTTGGTGTAGCTGTCTCCTTGCGTCTGGAGACTGTAGAAACTGGCCAGCATTTCCGGGCCGAAAATCCACTGGATGTAGTAGGGTTTCAGCTTGGTGATGATCGTATCGCCAATTGGATCGTGAACATTGGCGGCCCCCGGCCAAGGAAGAGATTGCCGACGCACCCCTTGGTTGCGCATCCGCGCCCAGAGGATCTGTCGACGCTCCCAGATCAACCGGTCAGTCAGGTCCGAACAGATCTCTTCGTAAAGATCATTCTTGCCGTCAGCCTCAGACATTACGTTCTTCCTGGAGGCGGATATTCGCTATCCATCCATTCGCAGATGTAATCGACGAAATGATCCGCCCGATGGATTAGCTCGAGGCAATCCTCTTTATTCCAGTCCGCACCCATCGCGATGTTTGGCGCAGCGATTACTGCAATCAGGTGCGCCCGTTGAATCTGTGACAAGTCCATCAGGATACCGTCGAGCCTTTCTTCAAGATCGGCCCAATTGAGCCTGGCGTTGTCCGCGGCATCATTCGGACCTCGATCTTGTTGTTGGGTAAGAACCTCTCTACGGTTGCGAAATTGCCCGAGCCAGTCCCGAGCGCCACACTGGTGTTGACGGTGATTCCCGTTAGCGAATCGAGCGCAATATTGAAATGGCCCCATTGCCCGGTTTGAAAAGCCGGTCGAACTGTCGTTGCCATTTACTTCCTTGGCGGCTGCTGCGGCTGCTGTTGCGGAGGTCGCGGAGGCTGCTGTTGAGCTTGTGGCGGCCGCGGCTGTTGCGGCGGCTGTTGCGGCTGCGACTGTTGCTGTTTCTTTTGCTCTTCCTCTTTGTGCTGAGCTTCGCCCTTGGCCTTAGTCTCTTGCTCTTTCTCGCCCTTGATACTCACCTCTTTGCGCTTTTTGACTTCCTCAATCGCTTCCTTTTCCCGCTTCTGCGCATCGCCAAACGCCTTGTTTTTATTCTTGGCGTTCTCGTCATCGAGCGGCGTCGAGCTGATCCCACCATGCCGGCCACCACGATGTTCAAAGGAAACCCGCACCATCGAATCATCCGGGTAATGCAAGGAAACGATGTTGCGTTCCCGGCTCACCTTGGTCGGTTCACCCAGATCGTCGGCGACGAAAAAGAGCTTCTCGATGATCTCCTGCAAGCTTGAACCCGGATCGACATCAGTCTGTTCCTTGGGCGTGTAGGCCGATTTATTGGGTTTAATCGCTTCCTCGGCGTCGACCGGCTCGCCTTGCACAGGCGGCAAACTGACGCTCATTTGCGATTCTTTTTTAGGAGCCGTCGCGGTGGGAGGATCGTCGTACATGAAAACCGCAATATGCCTTTAGAAAAAAGATTGCAAGCTTTTACGGCCGAAGACAAAGTCGCAGACAACTCGGTCGCTACGTGCCGCCGGGTCGAATACGGTTAATAACTCTAGTCGGAACCCGACGCTCACTGTGTAGTGATGCGCCGGGTTCTTTTTTAGTGGGATCAAATTGTGCCGTAGTTAGAAGTCCACGGCTAGGCGAGTCGAGGCGAGACGCGGCTCGGCCCGTCGTGTCGGGGCACGGCAAGGCATGGCAATGAGTATGACGTTCGAGTCAATCACTCGGGCGTCATACATTTAATCGCCCACCCAACTCCCCATATCCGTTAGAAACCGGCGATTGGTTCCCGTAGGACTCGAATCTTCCTCGTAGTTCTGGAAGTTTTCGTCCGTATCAAATAGATCAATTTTTCGCGCAAACGTCCCGAAGGATTGGAGTCCGTGCGCAAAACAGCCGCAAACCGCGTCCGCACGATCCGGGCTTTTCAAACCCCTAGCTCGCATATCGTCTTTCTTCTCCAACCCCACGCGTCCGCGACTGTCGTAAACAATCATTCTCGTCGTCAGCTGGCTGATCAGCGTCGGATCGTTGAGAAGCGATACTTCGGCTTTGTTGACTCGGGCTGACAAGTCGTGCCAGATCTCGGAAACGCGGCTGATAAACACCGTATCATTGGCGGCCGCCATCCCGCCGTTGAAACGGTTGATCGGCCAACCGGCGTCTCTGAGCACGTTGCACATTGGCAATCCGAGCCCTCCGGCATCACCCCAAATCTGTTCAGGTTTAAGGCCCGCTTTCCGAAACTCAATAATGAAGCGCCCGAGCGCCGCGCTCGTATCGCGTTCACGCCAGGCAATGACATCGATCAGTTTGTTGCCGCTCCGGATCGCCAGAACGTTCTCGTCACCGCCCGCTGCGAAATCGCAGAAGCCGCAAAACTCGTGCCTCGAAAGCTTGGCGTGCGGCGGATTATTGACAACCTGCATCACCTGTTGAAAATCGAAGACGAAATGCGTGGCCTCATCGTAATCCATGAACTCCCCATAGAGTGTGCTCCTGGTGAACGGTTTATCCTCGCCGTAAGTCTCGACGACGTCTTTGATTCGTTCCTTCGAGATATGCGGGCAATCTGCGAGGCCAGCTTGGATGCAGAACCATTGCTCGCGATTAGCCGAGAACGCGTCAAAGAACCGACCCTGCTTCAAGCCTGGCGACGATACATAGAGGATGACATTGTAGGAGCAGCGATCAAATGCGGTGAAGATACCTTCCTCAATGGATTTAGCCTCATCGCAGATAATCAAAAGAGGGCTATCCTTCGTCGCATGGTGCCCCTCAGCTCTGGACGGATCGTCGGTCGAAAAAGCCAAAAGGAATCCACCATATGGCGTTCGTATGCCTCTAGAAAGAAATTCCCATTTTGGGAACCGGTGACGATGCCGGTGCAGCGCTGGCACAAGCTGGCTATCCAATTGCTTACTATCCGCCGAGGTAATAATCACGCGCCCGCGTGGGTAACGATTTAACCAACGCAACGAGGACGCCGCAACGATATGCGCGCTTTTGCCGCTACCATTCGGCGCCACCACAGCGATCTTAATGCGCTGCATGGTTGACCCTTTGTCAATCGCATCCAACGCCGAGAGTTGCCAATCGTATAACGGTATCTC